AACGGTAATTTGGTAGGTTCAAAGCATGATGGTGGTTTATATCCTATCACAGTTGACAATCCAAGTTTTAACCCAACATTCACTTTTGCGACTGATTCAACAACGCAAAAAATCATGTTAGGATTTGACTTTGACAGATTATTTGATGAGTCTACAATGTACATGATTACACCAACAGAAGCTGGAATCAATTTCAACGACCTTAACGGGTTGGTTGACGTTAACCTAATCAATGAAGTTATTGTAGCGGGTGATATCACTTTTGATGCGGTATTGGACTACGGAACAGCATTGAATCCGATTAAGTTTTCAGGAGCTGTTACAGCGGATTTTGCTTTATATAACAATACAACAACGGCAACTGTAACAATTACAGCGGTTGAGAATATTCCATTAGACGGAAATTACACTGTAACTTATGTTGCTGGTGTAACGGCTGCGGATTCTTTGACTTTGTCAATTGATAAGGATGGATTTGATGGTGAGTTAACTTATGTTGCTGTATAATGTACGTTCAAGTTGGAAATATACAATTTGCGGTCATTCATTTGACTGACAAATCGCTCAAAGACGCACAACTTTTGTTCAAGCACGTTAACCCATTGGTGGTAAAGAAAGCGTTTGACTTAGCGAATAAAGGTCTTAAAAAGCGTTCAACAAAGTAATATTAACGCAAAAATCTGAAAGGGAGTGATTAAGTTCATTCCCTTTTTTGTTGTAACTTTGTAATCATGGGATTAATGGACACCGTTTTGGGGGATTTAATGGAACGAACAATGCATATTTCACAAAAAGAGATATGGTTTTACGTCTTTTATGACACTAAATTCAAGACTGAAGTACTAGATTTCATTCGTATTGACCAATTATTCGAGCAAGGGGTAAACGAAGATGACAAGGTTATTGGAACTTATTCAATTATAACAGAAACACAATACAATCCTGAAAAGGTTGCTGGATCGCATTACACTTTGAAAGATACTGGAGATTTTTATCGTAGTTTTATGCTGGAGGTATTGCCTGACGGAATAGTTATAAACGCTGACGGATTAAAAGATGACGGAACGGACTTATTGGAAAAATTTACGGACAAAATTTTGGGGCTTACTGACGAGAGCAAAATCAAGCTCATTAAAAAAGTCAAAGACAAATATTACGAAACAACACTTCGATTATTACGAGGGGATTGAGGAACTCCCTTTATTTAATTGGATAAAATGTACGTCAAATGATTTAAAGTTCGTTAGAAAGGATAAAAAAGGCACAGAACAAGAAGATATTGAAGCATGGGAGCGAATTTATGACAGTTATATTGCGGAATACGGACTAAACGAAGTCTATAAAAAGCTGTTAAATGCAATGAAAAAGAAAGCGTTGTTAGAGGTTGATTACATTTTGACAAGGGAACGTTTTAAACTGACAGAAATAGAAATGCAGATAGCGAATTTAGACGCTATGATGATGAATGGGGGTAACGGAATGACTATTGAACAATCTTTAATCCATTTAAGCAAGTGGATGGGGAGTTGGATAAATGCAAAAGATATAAGTACAAAGGAATATTTTAATTTAATGAACGAGTATGGCAAAGAAAATAAGCGCAAGTGATATATTTAGTGAAGAGGATATATTTTTAGGGATAAGAAATTCAGCCGAAAAAACGATATTAACGTTTCAGGAAATTGATGCGGAGGTTAAAAAGTTAGGAGCAAATATCAAAAAGGATTTGGCGGGTGCTGATTTCGGAAACACGAAAGGAATAAATGCTTTTGTTGATGCAACTCAAAAGGCAAATGACGCTAAAAATAAATCTATTCAGATTGACAAAGTATTGGTCCAAGCGACTAAAGATGTTGCGGCGGCGGATAAAGCGTTAATCGATATTGAAATAAAGAAACAAAAACTTATACAAGAGGAAATAAGAACAGCCACACAAAAGGCAAAAATAGAACAAGCGAACGCAAACGCCATAAAGAAAACAGCTGAAGCGTCAAAAGTTCAAACAGATACTTACAAAAAACTTGTAACGTCTACGAGGGATTTAAAAAATGAATCCAAAGAATTAGGAGCTAGAATGCTTGAAATGGAGCGCAACGGTTTAGGTGCTGGGGTTGCTTATGACAAACTTTCTAAACAATACATGGAGGTTACGAATGAGGCCCGTAAAAGTGATGAACAATTAAAGCATATTGACAAAACAATAGGGGACAATTTCCGAAATGTAGGGAATTACGAGGGTGCTACAAAAGGGTTAAAACAACAATTGCGTGAAATGACTGTTGCTCTTCAAAATATGGAGTCAACAGATCCACGTTTTAAGCAAATGACAATTGACGCTGGAGAGCTGAAAGACAAAATAATGGACACAAATGCCGTTATTAAGTCAACCGCTGGTAGTGCTGTTGAGAATTTAGGAACTGGAATCGCTAAAGCTGGAAAAGTTGGTATTGATGCGTTTGCAGGAATGACTGGCGCAATGGGATTGTTTGGAATTGAATCGGATGGAGCAATGCAAGCCATGTTGAAGCTCCAGCAATTAGCCGCAATGTCGGAGGCGTTGACTAGTTTAGGTGCATTAGGGGACACAATGACAGAAATTAAAGCGTCATTTATTGCAGCAGCGTCAAAGTTAGGAATATTTACAACTGCAAAGGTTGTCGATACGGCTGTTACTGAAACCCAAACGGTTGCAACTGTTGGAGCGACTGTTGCTACAAATGGACTAGGTAAGGCAATGAAAGCACTCCCCATTATTGCAATTATTGCGGGAATTGCAGCGTTGGCTTATGGTATTTATTCGTTAGTTAGTGGAAATGAAGAGGCGGAAAAGGCAACAAAGAAACGTGCCGAAGCAGAAAAAAGAGCAGCCGAAGAAACAAAAGCGCATTCCGAATTTATAGCAAAAGAAAGCTCACAATTTGTAGGGTTAATTTATCAATTAAAAACTACAAATGAAAATAGTGCCGAACGATCAAAATTAATTAAACAAATTAACTCGCAATATGGAACAACTTTAAAAAATCTTAGTGATGAAACAGCGTTCCAAGCTTCGTTAAATTTGGCCATACAAGACTACATTAAATTCCAAGAGAAAAAATATCAAATGCAAAAAAATGAAAAGTTTATTACTTTAAATTTGCAGAAACAAGATGAAATACAAGCTAAAATAAATCAAAAACAAAAAGACCAATTTGGTATTAATATGCGTTTTGAGCAATTAAAAAAGACAGGAATTTCATATGAACAAGCGTTAGATACTTCTGGATTGGCAAAAAACAGGGCAGAATTAGCAGCTTTAAATGTTGAAATGTCAGAAGCTCAAACAAGAATGTTGGGTTATGCTGGAAGTCAAGTTGTATTGACAAACGAAACAGAAGGCAAATATACTCCAGTAATTCAAGGCGCAGCTGGAGCAACAAATGAATTAACAAAAGCAAATGAGGATTTAAAAAAGTCATTAGAGGATTTATGGTCAACTCAATTAGAGGGAACGGCAACAGCTGAGACATTGCTAGGAATGAAAAAACTTGCAAAAGATGACGAATTAAGACTTCAAAGGGAATTATCAACTGATTTAATCAACCGAGACCAACAATTAAAAGACGCTTTAATACTTAATCAAATTCAATATGAAAAGGATTTAAACGCATTAAAAGAGGTTAAAGAGGTTACTGTTGCTGAAACAGATGTTTTAGATTTGCAATTAAAAATAAAAAAAGCCAAAGGATTGGAGTTAATAGCGTTACAAGTCATGTTAAAAGACGCTGAATTAAAAGTATTGAATGAACAAGAACAAGTTGAGCTTTTAAATTTAGGAAAAAACGAAGCGGAAAAGGACAAAGTTAGGGCAGATTACCGACTAAAAAGAGCAAATTTAGAAGATGAATTTAAGGATAAATCTATTAAAACTGAAACTGATATTACAGATGAAACAAAAGCCAGTTTAGAAAAGCGTCTAAAAACACAAGAGGAATTTATAAAATTGACAACAGATTTTTTTATTAAAAACTCGGAAAAGAAAATTGCTCAAATGGATATTGAAATAGCTAAGGCTGAAAGTCAATATACACTATTGCAACAATTAGCATCCAACGGTAATATTAACGCTCAAGAATCCTTAGCAGAACAGCAAAGAATAATAAACGAGGCAAATGCACGAAAAGATAAAGAGATGAAACGTCAACAACGGATCAAATTAGCTGAATCAGTTTATTCAACCTATAATTCAAAGGTTGCTGGAGGTAGTGAGCACCCATTAATGGATACGATTAAGGACACAATGCTATTGCAACAGTTTATAGCGAGTTTACCTACATTCTTTGACGGTACTGAGAACACAGGTAAAAACGGTAACGGA